CGAGCATAACGTCTGCATTTCAGCAAAAAAACCTGACAAAACAGTCGTGCTTGACGATGCAGCGGAACACATCTACATAAACGAAGACGGAACAGTCACGCTGATGCTGACAGATCAAATGCAGGCGGTCGCCGGTGACGAGCGCGTCGAGATCGTTGTCACGGATAAAACAAGCAGCGCACAGATCACGACCGCGACCTTTATAAATTGCATCATCAGTCGCGCTGTTCAGGACGGAGACATCCAAAGCACGGACTATGTGCCACTGCTCGAGCGTCTTATTCAGCAGGCAGCGACCACATACGACGACGTGAAGCAATATGCGGATGCAGCGTCTGTGTCTGCTGCCGCCGCTGCAAATTCACAGACCGCCGCAGAAGCCGCAAAAACCGCCGCGGAGACGGCAAAGACAACGGCTGTACAGAAAGCCGCGGCAGCATCTGACAGCGCGTCAGCGGCAGCCAGCAGCGCCGCAGCTGCGGCAAAATCCAGCACAGCAGCAAACACGTCGCAAACAGAAGCTGCAAATTCACAGACCGCCGCAGAAGCCGCAAAAACCGCCGCGGAGACGGCAAAGACAACGGCTGAACAGAAAGCCGCGGCAGCATCTGACAGCGCGTCAGCGGCAGCCAACAGTGCCGCAGCTGCGGAGAAATCCAACACGGAAGCAGCCGCAAGCGCGGAACAGGCAAAAAACAGCGCTGCAAAAGTGCAGTTTTTCATAAACACCGGCGAGGACGGTCTGCTACATCTTTACTATGAAGAAAGCGAGGAATCATAACAATGGGAACAATTGATCTCGGAGCAATTGCAAGCGAAGCGACGCTGCAAAGAATCGCAGCTGCGCTTGAAGAAATGGCAAGAAACGGCACTGCATTCCCGTCTGACGAGTATGTCGACGCAACCTTTGCAGCGCTGCTTGACGACACAAACACAACGGAAGTTTTCGGGAAATGGTGGGCTTTGAATTCAAAGAGCGCCGCAACGAAATATGCGCGCCTCGAGCGGTTTTTCAATATGTGCGCCATGAACAACAATCAGCAGCACACTGTGCAATTCTACGCAGCGGAAGCGAGCAGCAATTCACAGGGAACGCCGCTTGACTGGCTGGCGGACAAAGAAGCTGCGCCGCTTGCGACCGCGAGCAGCATCCCCGCTGCTGGCTGGGACGCAGAAAATCGCATGACATGGTATGTCAGAGCAAATGCACTGTCGCTTGCTGACGGCACTATGAATGTGCTTTTTGTTGAGGGCGAGAGCGGATTTGACATCACGGGCGAAATCGCGCCTGTTTACACGTTTCAGCTTGCGCCGTGGTTTAAGGAGACCGTGACCGAGGAATACGAAACCCGCAGCTGGCGCGCAACCCGCGCAGCTGGATATGCGCCCTATGCGTGGGACGTTGCACCTGACGGAACAAAGCGCGCAATGACATGGCATCCGACGTTTGGCGGCGGCTTGACCGGAGACGGAAAGCTGACAAGTGGAGCGGGACGCCGCGCAGCAACCGTTCAGAGCGCGACCGGCGGCTTGACGAAAGCGCGCCAGTGGGACGCATACGAGGGTCTGTGGGCTGACTGTGACACAAAGTGGCTGCTTTACGAATGGCAGCACAGACACTGGCACAAAGAAAATTCCGGCATCCTCGAGGGCTGCACCGGATATTACTATACGTATCAGTGCGCAGTCGCAGAAACGGACGCAGAGCGAGTTATTTTGACAAAAGATCAGGCGTCAAATCTGCTTGTCGGCTCAACCGTCAGCGTCGGTGATACCGAAAGAGCGGCGGCAAATGTCCGTGCAAAAATTTTGTCAATTCAGACTGTGACAATCGACGGCGCGGAATACGCAGCTGTGTGGCTTGACAGTGTTGTAACTACGACAACGGCGACAAACGTGTCAACTGTTCCGTGGGACACCGGCGCGACGGAAGCGCTGCCCGACCACATGGACGGCGCGCCCGTCAGCTTGACCGGCGCTAAAAATCCCATACGTATTGCAGGCGTGGAAACCCTGACCGGATGCTATGAAATCGGGCTTGACCCTCTTTATCAGGTAACGGCAAACGAAGACGGCACTTTCAATTATGCTGTTTTTGAGTGCAGAGACAGCGAGAAGCTGGCAGGAAGCATCGGCAGCGGCTATCAGGACACCGGAATCGGCATCAGCAATCTGTCGAGCGGCTGGCATTATGTAAAGGCGTTTGTCGAAACACCCCTCGGCATCCTGTTCCCGCGTCTTCTTGACGGAAGCAGCAGCGGTTATTACCGCTCTGCTTTCGACTGCGCGGGCTCTGCTGGTGTCCGCTGCCCGTGGCGTTTTGGTGATCTGGGCTACTGGTCGTGTGCGGGTCTCGCGTGCGGGAATGGGAGCGTTGCCCCGTCGTATGCGGGCTGGAGCGGCGCGCCTCGGCTTGCTGGCTCGGGTAAAAAGCGGGGTGAATGGGCTGCGTCGTAAGGCGCGGCACAGAGGGGCAAGACCCCTATAATAAAATCTGGGTAACATGGCGCGGCGCTCTGCTTTCAACTGCACGAACTCTGCTGGTGTCCGCTGCCCGTGGCGTTTTGGTAATCTGAACAACTGGTCGAATGCGGGTCTCGCGTGCGAGAATGGGAACAATGCCCCGTCGAATGCGAACTGGAACGGCGCGCCTCGGCTTACTGATAAACAAGGCGGGAATTTCCGCCGTGTGCGCCATGTTATCCGTGCAAAAGCTAAAATCATGTGAAACCGACACCGCGCAAGCGGGCGTGCTGTTTTAGACTGCGCGCGGGGCTGGTAGTAATATTCCGGCGGTCTGCTTTAAGACAAGCCGGTCAACCGAAAGCCCCTGTACATCAGTAAGAAGTTATGAAGCAAAGATATAATGAATTGACGCACGATCTTTGCGTCAGAGCGGTTTTGACTTGCTTTGACGGAAAGTGGCTGCGCAATGATGTGATGCACGTCGTGAATAAATACGGCGGCGTCACGCGAAAAGAGCTTGAAGAACAGCAGCAAAACGGCTCTATGTGGGCGAAGCTGGAAGCGGCAGAAAGCATTGCATTTGAGCTTGAACAGCGCCTGTCTGATCTTATGGACGGCGACCCTGATGCGCTGGATTTAGACCCTGTATTGTTTTCAAACAGGCGGGACGGAATCAGCGGGAAGATGCGCAAAATTGCATACGAGTGCGTCATGCATCAGCTGTTCAATCACTTGGTTATTCTGGGAATGACACCGCTGCTGAACGCAAAGCTGCTGCCCCAGCAATTTGCGAGCATCCCAAAGAAAGGACAAACGGGACTTGCAAAGAAAGTCAGCAAAAGTCTGAATGATCGAAAGCGCGACATCAGACACGCGCGAAAAACAGACATCAAAAGCGCGTATGCGAGCTTGCAATATAGCGCCGTCATACGTCTGGTGGAAAAAGAAATACCGCGCGCTCGGTGGATTATTGCGCTTTTGAAAGCACTTGCGAGGATGTCGCCAGACGGCTGCCTGATTATTGGCGGCTATCTGGACGCATGGCTGTTTAATTTTGCAATGAGCTATGCGCTGCGGCACGTGAACGCGCAGCGAAAGACACGCCGCGGCAAAAGCGTCCCGCTGATAAAGCTCGCCGTGTCATTCATGGATGATTTCGGAATATGCGGCAGCCGTGAAGCTGACGTAAATGTCGCAATCAAGAAAATAGCGCGTTATGTCGCTGACAATTTCGGTCTGACATTGAAGATCGGAAAAGCAACAAGATTTTTGACGCCAGAAGCGGAGCGACGCCGGCGACGTCTGAACAGCCCAGCTGCACGCGGCAGCCCTGCGCTGGATATGGGCGGATATATGATGCACCGGCGTTATATCACGATCAGAAAGTCAATTTTTAAGCGTCTGCGCCGTCAATATCTCCGCGCATGGTGCAACATGGAGCAAGGCGGCACAATGCCGCTGACACGAGCATACAAAGTCGTGTCATATTACGGATATTTCAAGCATTCAGATTCGCGGAAAATCAAAGAAAAACTGCACGTTGAAAAAGTATTAGCGTGTGCAAAGGCGGTCGTCGCCTACCATGCGCGACAAAAAAGAAAGGAGCAATCAGCACATGAGCAGACAAACAGAAATGCACAGCAGACCTGACGAAATCACCATTGAAAGCCTGCCTGACGGCGGCGCATGGGTAACGCTGCGCAAGAACATTCAGGAGACAGAAAAAACCGCCGGAGAGGGAGAGCCAGCGCAGACCGTATTCACAGCCGACGAGGTAGCATTCAGATTCCCTGCGGGGCAGGAATGCAGCGCAGACGGCATCAAGGAAGATTTTGACGCATGGTGGATTTACGGCGAAAGCTGGGCTGCATCCAAAAATGCGCCCACAGTCGAGGAACGCTTGGCAGCCCTCGAGACAATTGCCGCCGTCATGGTAAACAAGGGGGTGCTTGACAATGTATGAAGTCATTAAAATTCTCTTTGCACAAAAGAAGCTGACCGCAGCGGAAGTGTGGGAGCGCGCAGACGCCGGAACGATCACAGCAGAACAGGCAGCAAGCATCTGCGGCGCAAAGCCAAAGGAGAACAAGACATGACGCCCACTGTTATTATCTCCCTTTGTTCCCTTGCTGTTGCAGCTTGCGGTGTGTTGATTTCTTTTCGTGTTTTCAAGGGCAATCAGAAAAAGGACACCGAGGAAACGGGAGAATCGCGCGGGGTCATGGCATCTGATCTGGGCTACATAAAAGCCGGTATTGATGATCTGAAACAGGAACACCGCGAAGACAGAGCGCGCATTGACCGTCTGGGCGAGCGCGTCACCCGTTGCGAGGAATCCTGCAAGCAGGCGCATCACCGCATAAACGAAGTACACGAAGAATTGCAGGGGCTGAAATAATGGGAACGAGAACAAGAGCGCCCCGCGCAACAAAAGAAAAGCAATCACCGGCGGCAGCGGTCGCCGTCGGTGACATTGTAAAAATCAAAAAAGGCACTGTGTATGGGGCTGCAACGCCAGCTGTCAGACACAAGATCGTGCCGGACTATTTGCTCGGCTATACATATACGGTCGAAGCAATCAAGACCGCAAACGGCGTTACAATTGCGCGCCTGTCGAAAATATGCGCTGATTTCCCGACAGACCGCCTTGTAAAAATAAAATAAACAGAGAGGTAAAAAAACAATGTTGAATTACACGACAATCCCCGTCATTGTGGTGATCTGCTATATTATCATCACAGCAATTAAGGCAACCAAAATTGACAGCCGCTGGTATCCGCTCATTTCCTGTGTGGTCGGCGCGATGCTCGCTGCTGCAATGTTCTTCGTGATGCCTGAATTTATTTGCGCGACGTCCCTTGTGGTCGCTATGATTTCCGGTGCTGTCAGCGGACTTGCTGCAACCGGCACAGATCAGGTTTTCAAGCAGCTCATGAAAGCAGCAGAAAACGGCACAATTACCGAGGTCAATATCCAGAATGCAGCTGCCCCCGTACATAATGAAGCAACAAACGTCGGAAAGACAAACGACACGGGCGGCAACCCCGAGGGCTAACACCGAAAACAAGATCAAATAAAAGCGCCGCCAGCGCCGGCGCGCAATCAAAAAAGAAAACCGCGGGATTTTTTGTCCCGCGGTTTTTTTGTCATGCTTTGTTTGTGTATGCCGAAATGTCCGCATTTTTACACCGGCTGCAAGCTGTCAGCCCCATTTTCTTTGCCTGCGTGAGCGGCACGCGCTTCATATTGCTGCATCCGCTGCACTCTGGCAGCGTGTGGTAACACTTGCCGCTGCCTGCGACAAATACGTGATATGTGCTTGAATCCGGAGAGGG